ATTCTGAATCCCTGTGTAGTAGTCGCTACTGTTGCATCTAATGCAGTTGTAGAGTTACCTGTCACAGTTGAACCAGTTGATGTAGATTGTACTGCAGCTAATGGAGCGTTTGCACCAAGACCAGCTTGGGCTACTGACGCATCAGCTTGTACTTGAAATACTACATCAGGGTCATCGACAACATAACCGACAGCATCAGATGCTACTGTATCTGCTGGAAAATATTGAGCGAAAACCTTTTGTTTTGAGTTAGGGTCTGTATACGAACATCCAACGAATACGCCTACTGTTCCTGCAGGGAAAACTGAAGAGTTAGAACCAACTGTGGTTACTATCTCAAGTGTTCCTGCTGCAACGATAGATACAATACTTCCGTTGAAGATGTTTGTGTCATACCCAGACGCTATTTTAATTTGACGAGTAGAACCAGCATAAGGCTGTCCACCAATCAAATTTACGGGCTTAAGACCGTAAGGTGCGGCTGTTGATGCCATAATATAATCTCCTTAAAAATTATCTTTTGCCTTTAGTCACAGTAGATTTTTTATCAGAAAATAACGGCATTCTAGGGTCGTTCTGTCTCATTAGGTTGTTATCTACAGCCTGTTCCTGAGCTCTAGCTTTTTCCTTAAAATATTCATTTCTCTGGTCTACCATTTCCTGTGGCATTTTACATAATAGCAGTCCACCTACTTCAATACCGTCTTTGAATCTTGAGTTAGGGTCTGCTGGTAAATTTACTTCTGGGTGCTCTGAATGTTTCACAGGTTCCCAGCCTTCACGCATACGGGAAGATACATTTAGATTATCAGCTTCATTCACCAATGATACTCGAACCCAACGATACGCCCAGCCAGCTTCATGCTTGATTTCTGGTAATGTTGAACGAGGTTCCCATTGTTTATTTCGAACTTCAGTCTCTTCACGAGTTACTGCTTCTCTACTTGTGCGATTTTTAACTTTATTATCCATTTGTACTCTCCGTTTTAATTAATTCACGTGCATATTGCTCTGGTGTTAGCTTGAATTTCTTTGCTAAAGCTAACTGTGTCTTAGTCAATCTAACCTTTTTAGGGCCTGTCGACCTTGTTGCTGGAGCAACTACAGTTGAAGGTTTGCGTTGGGCAGGTTTTGCCTCTTCCAACGTATCAGTGCCCCCAAAATTTTCTGGGAAGCGTTTTTGCATAGTACTATCAATACTACGATAATATTCGTCAGACGATGGGTTTACCCCATTTCTAACTAATTTTTCATGCAGTCCTAATGCCAATGAAGTCATTTCTTCGTCCTGTCCAAACCATTTGTTTTTATCTTGCCAAGCAAGAGCTTTTGCATCTGGTTGTGAAACGTTTGGCCTAACTGTTTCTTTCTCTGAAGATACCGCATTTTCTGAAGTTTGTAAAGCCTCTTCAGAATATTGTGGTTTTCTATCTTGAGCTTGTCCTAGTTTATATTGAGCTTCACCCATCTTAGTTTGAGCTGCAACTAGCTTCTCACTATCTCCTGCATCATAAGCTTCTCTATACTCTCTTTGAGCAAAAGCTAAATCAGATGTGTATTTTTCTTGAAGAGTCTTAAGATAATCTTCTTCTCCTGATGAAAGGGTTTGCTTGAGCTTTTGGTTTTCTTGCACAGAAAGTGTTGCAACTCTTTCAGCTTCTTGTCTTTGTCTTTCAGAAGCCTCTTTAGCACGTCTTTCGTCATGCCAAGCTTTTTTAAGTTGAGCCATTCTATTTTTTACTCTATCTGAATATTCATCTAAAGTATCAGCGTCTAGCTCTTCTTTAATATTCTCAGGTAAAGGGTCTCTGTTTCTGTCAGCTTTAGGAGTATCATCTTCTATTTCTATATCAAAATCTAACTCCTCTTGTACAGGTGCAGCTTCTTTTTTTACTTCAGCTTTAACCTCAACTTCCTTTACCTCAACTTCTTCTCCTTCCATTTCTAACTCTTCAGGAATTTCATTGATTATTTCTGCCATCTTTGCTCTCCATGTTATGCACGTTCGTAGCCACGTGGGTCATCCACTACAGCTTCTACTGTGTCGTCATTAATAATGCGAAACTCATTACCAAAAATTTTGATTCGAGTTCCAGAATATGCCCTAGTTATAACGAAGTCTCCTTCTTTACACCAAGGACCTGTTGGGAAACGGTCTTCATCTTTATAAGCTGTGTCTCCTAATTTCATTACAAATAAAACAACTGTTGAATGTTCTTCAATGTTTTTTGTTTTATCAGATTTAAGTATCCCACTTTTATAAGAATCTTCTACCTGAGGAACTGCACATAATATGCGATAGCCTTTAACATCAGGTAGTTGAGCAGGTTTACTTTCTTCAACATCTGTTTGTGGTGGACTTATTGGTGCACCTGATGCTGATACTATTTCTTTATTTGGGGTTTGTATTTCACTCATCATCTTCCTCCATGTTTCTCATCATAGAAGCAATAAGACCTTGAGTTATTTGAAAGCCTCTGATAACACCACATGCATGCATGTATTGTGCGTATTCTTCAGCTCTACCTTGTGCCATATCATCTTTCATGCGTTGCTCTTCCTCGCCTATTTGATTAGCGAGAACTTTTAACGTTTCGTCCATTTCTCTCTCCTGTTTTTAAGTTTGCGTTTTATTACGTTCCTTCTGTTGCTTTACGGCTTCAGCACCTAACTTAGTGCCTTCCATAAATTCTTTTGCATCCAACTCTTTCTGTTGGTTGACTGCGTCAGCACCAATCTTGGCACCAGCGATTCTTTCTTGTGATTCCATTTTTGCTTTCTCTAACTGAAGTCTTGCTGCATCTATAGCAGAGTCATCTGTCATTTTCTTAGCTTTTGCTTGAGCTTCCATTTGTTTAATTTGTAGCTCTTGTTGTTGCATTTGTATCAATGGGTCTTGCTGTTGTTGCTGTTGTTCTTTCTGTTGAGCTTCAGTCATATTTTTCTGTAATAACTGCTCGCTTGCTTTAGCAACAAGTCTAGATAATTCAACTTCCACATCCTCTGGTAATGCTTCTTCTGGTGGAGGTAGTGGTGCTCCAAGTTCTTCTTCAAGTTTCTGTCTATATGCAAACGCAATGTGTTCTGCAATATGTGCTTCCATAGCAGAATAAATTTTTGTAGCGTTTGGACTTTGTCCTATCATCTCACCAACGATAGGGTCTTTTATAAATGACATATGAGTTTTAATGTGAGCTTCTGAATCTTGATAGATAAATGCTTTCACAGGTTTGCTGTTCATAATATTCATGTTTTCAGTAACAGGATTCATAGGTTTCATATTATCTTTCTGTGGTATTAGTTTTTCTGCGTTCTTAACACCTAACACATCTAACATCTGACGATTAAGCTCTATCATGTCGTAGATATCTGGGTTCTGTTGTGCTAACTGCATAACCGCTTGGTATTGAACTACTTTTTGTGACATAGTTGCAGCGTTAGGGTCACTGACAGGTATAACTTCTACCTTATCATAATCACTTTGTTTAGCTTCTCTTGAACCTGTCTCAGGAGTATATGCATAATCCTCTGGAGTAAAGTCTTTAATAATACCTTTTAGTAATCTTAACTCTTGTCGCATTGAATAATGAATACGAGCTTGAACTGCAGACATAACTTTTAGTGTTCTTTCTAAGATAGCAAGTGTTGTTCCTACAGGAGCATTAGCTGACATGTCAGAGACTTTTAAATCAGCCGCACTAGCAAATCTTCTACCCTCATCAATAATTTGATTCATTAGTTGATTAAGAACTTGACTTGGTTCTTTATAAGGGAGTGGTAATATATTATCTCTAATACTACCTGATGGTACATCTACATCTCTAAACTCAGCAGGAGATATTGGTGTTTCATCACCTTTGATACGTAAGCCTCTAGACTTAAACCCACCTGGTAGATTAGATAGTGTACCTGCATCTACAAGTTGTCTTAATATCATAGTACCTGATTTAGCAAACGCACCTATCAGATGTATTAAACCAAAGTGGTAAAAACCAAAACCAGGAACATAACCATAATGCACAAAGTGCTGACGTTTTTGTCTGGTCTTATCGTCTTGACTCCAGTTACGTCTAATAGATAAAACTGTATTTGTAGACTTTTCTATAGTTACTACATAAGGTAATGCTATACCTGTTTTCTCTCCATCTTGCTCATCTTCATAACCTTCTAAATCAAGGTCAACATGCATCTCTAATATTTTCCAACGACTGTCAGTTGTAGCACTAAAGCCCATCTTCTCGGCTATCTTTTTCTCTACATCATCTAAGTCATAAGTTGGTTCACCTAAGTCTACATCTTTATAAAATCCTGCTACTTGTAATTTACGTAACTCATTTTGTGTCTTACGCATTACATGAGTAACTCTTTCTGCACTTTCTAAATCAGATGCACCGTAAGGCACAACTATATCTTCTGCAGGAATATACATAGACACTTGGCGTTCTAAGTTAGGGTCGTAATAAACTTTCTTAAATGCGTTACCTGCAAGACCTAAACCCCATAACATTCTTTCGTGTTCGGGTCTATACTCAGTCATCTTTTCAGTCAACTGATAATTCATGTTCTCTTGTACACGAGCCGCTGC